GATTAATATAAATGAATACATTTTTTATTGTTTTATCATTCCCCATACAATTGGTTTTAATATAAATTTTTCTATTTTATTTTCTTTACAATATTTTCTAACTGCTTCTACTACACCGAAAGTAAGATGTCCTTTTTTTGTTTTAGCTATTCTATGATTATAATCGTGGCCGCATAAAACACCATCTTTTTTCACTTTTGGATACCAGTCTTTTATGTCTTGATAACATCCTTCAAAGGTATGATCAGCGTCAATATATATAAAATCAAAATACTCATCTGGAAATTGTTTTGCAACATTAAAAGAATAATCACGAATAGTCTTTACAAAAGATAAATCTTTCATATCTTCTTTAAATTGATTGTATTGAACATCCATTGCTTCTTGAGGATAACACATATCATTTCTACCTAAAATACCATCTTCAATCCAAGGATCAATTGCTACAGCTTCTTTAGGACTATGTTTAATCATCAATTTAAAATTTTGACCATTTCTTACTCCTATCTCACAAACTCTCTCACAATTATATTTCTTCATAAATTCCTCCCAAAGCCATACACCATTATGATTAACTCTGCTACGAGGGATTGCTTGAAAATCTTTTGCTTTAATTAAATTAAATGGACTCATATTTTTTTAAAATTAATTTAAATCTCTCAGGTATTAAATTTATATAACGCGTAATATGCTTTTCTTTATACGGATTAAAATGTGCTACCATTAACGGTTTATCTGCTATCGGTAATGTAAGAGGATGTTTATAAACTGTAAAATTATAAGTTATATTAAATGTCTTATAATCTTGAAAAATATTATTTACTATTAGATAATTTAAAGCGTCTTGTTCATCTAGATTCTTTTCATCCATACAATTCTTAATCATTGGAAACAATTCTTTTGCTCTTTTATCAAAAAAGAAACTTCCTGCATTCCATTTTGCTGTCCAACCGTGTCCAGTAATTCCAATAATTTTATCACCTAATTCTTCTTTAATTTTTATCTCGTCAAATTTTTCTAATTGGTAAGCATCATTATCATGAAACCACCATAATTCATCGCCTATTAAATCTCTGTTAAATAACTCCATTATAATTGGAATCTTACTTGACCGATAAAAATTATTTTTACTATAATAACAATTATCACTAACGATTAATGTTTTTACTCCTTGATACTCATAAGGAAAATTAGTTGCTAATATAATATCTTCGGGTTTCCAACCTAAATCTAAACTGTTATCGATTTGAATTTTGACCATATCTTCATGGTGTTTCTGATGATCAAAATTGAAACTTTTTTTAGGATCTACAAATGAAATTAAGTTCTTCATATTTTATGTTTCACTACCAGCAAACTATTTGAATGCTTTTTTGTTAAACTGGAAGGAACTAATAATTTTGGTTCAAAACAATCATATTGTGAAAGTATTTTACTTAAAGTTCTAGGTCTTCCTGTATCTTCTATAATATAAATAACGCCTTTTTTAAGTAATGGCATTACTGTTTCACATAAAAATCTTTGGTCATGAATATGATGAGACGCATCATCAATAAAAATATCGATATCTGAACCCACTTTTTTTATTAACTCTTCTATTTGATTTTTATCTCTTTCATCACATAAAAAAGTTTTAACTCTACCATCATCAAAGATAGATTCAGGTGCAATATCTGCTCCATAAATTTGAGCATTTGGAAAGAAATCGCGCCAGACATATAAACTGGCTCCTAATGTATAATTAGGTATATGTTTAAATTGTCTATTATTTCCTACTCCAAATTCAAACACTTTTTTAACATCATTTCTTATATCTTTAAATAACTCATAATAGAAAGGTGTATAAGAATGATTAATCTTAAGACACTTATCAGCCCCATATTTTTCTGCTAACAAACAAATTTCTGTCGGGTTATACATAAAAATTTTCTAAATTAATAAAATTACTTAATACTACTACATGCGGTTCAGCTTCTGTGAAAAGAAACTTATACTTAAATAATGGATAAATAGTTGAAAGATGATAGACATTCTCATGCCATTCATTAGCATCGTGAACTACTATAATTTTAGCTAAATTTGCTAATTTCTTAATCTCTTCTACTCTACGAGCAGATGGAGAATGGTCTACTAATACTACATCCCATTCTTTATTAATTAAAGGCTCTGCTTCATCCCAAGTCTTAACATAATAATGTTTATGTAAATCTGTTCTATAATACTTTCGGCAAAATCTATGCCAACCTAAATCACTTTCAATTGAAACTAAGTTTCTTTTATCTTTTTCACATAACCAATGTAACACAGGAGTACTAAATACTCCAGGACCTAATTCTAATACATCTCCTTTTGTTCTTTTCATTGCTTCAAGTAACATCGGAAGATGAGTACTATATCTAATTGATACATTCATATTAGTAGCCATAATGTTTATTTAAAATTATTTTCCAATTTTCAGGCCAAGTTGGAATAGGCCAAAATTTATTAATATACCACTCAAATCTATATTTCATGTCTGGCTCTTCATTATTTACCCAATGTTTTGTTCCCCAGATGTTTCCTGAAATATGATATTTATCTTTTTTATGCTTTCTTGAAAACATTCCTTTATTATAATGACGACCTTGTTTAAATAAATGAGCGTACCAGGTTTTTTTGTTAACTTTAATCTCACCTCCATTTAACCAATATTTTAAACCTATTTCTTGTTGATCTTGTGCAAATGTACCATATCTTTCTAAATTATCATCTAAAAATCCAACATGTTCTATAAAATACTGTCTATTTGCAAACCAACAACTACCTTGAAAAGTCATCGTATCATCTATTTCTAAATCACTTCTTTTCTTTTTCCAACCAGTTACTTGTAAAGAATAACCATAACTATCATCTGCTACTTCAGGAAAAATTAGATAATGATAATCTATAATAGGATTATTTTTTGTCCAAGTTGCTTCATTAAGAGCATATCGTCTTGGTATCATTAACCAATTCTCTTTACAATCTTCTTTTAAAACTTTATCAAATCCTTTTTCAACGGCACAATGAGCGTCTATTTTCATTATAAATTCTCCTTGTGCTTTTGCTAAACCAGCATTAATTGCTCCACGCATTCCTAAATTAACTTCTAAAAAAATTGGTTTAACTCTTGGATCTACTCTAATTGGTTCTTCTGGTTCATAACAGTCAATCACCGGAATAATTTCGATTTCGGTTTCTGCATTTTCTAATAAAGAATCTATTGTTCTATTAAGATACTTTTCTCTGTAAGCCGGTATAATTATTGAAATCATATATGCCATTTAGGTAAAATTTCTTTTGTATAATAATCTTCCCAAACACTTAAAGAATAAGTCCAACACTGTTCGTTATTTGATGGATTTTCTTTTGTTCCATTATTATGAGTTCTTGGAAAACTTCTATGTTTATGAGCATGCCAAGTATCTTTATTAACCATTAATTTACCACCGTTCTGCCAAGTTTTAAATACCATTTCGTGACTATCTTGATAATGAGGACCATAACCTTCATTTTGTAATTCTCCAATAACCTTATCCCACCAACTTCGTTTCATTAACCAACAACTACCTTGCATCGCCATTGATTCTTGAATTCTTTGTTCGACATTTCCAGGAGCTTCTACTCCTGAAAACTTTCTAATACCATTTCCACAATCTTGTATCTTAAGTTTCATAAATTCTACTACTGGAATTTCATCCATAATCTCCCATTTTACTACATCAAGTGCATATCTTCGAGGAGTTACTATCCAATTATCTTCACAAGTTTCAGTTAAAATTCTATCATATCCTTTTCCAAACATTTGATGTTCATCAGCTCTCATTATAAATTCACCTCTTGAAATAGCAACACCTGCATTAATAGCTCTGCGCATACCTACATTTTTACCTAAATGAATATAACGAACTCGAGGATCTTGTACTAATTCAAATGAAGGCCAATAACCATCTAACACCGCAATAATTTCAATTTGATCTCCTAACTCAGAATTTTCTAAAAGAGAATTTATTGTTTTAACCAATAAAGAATCTTTGTAACTTGGAATAATAATTGAAAGTTTCATATTTATACCTTTTATTTAATAAAAACCAGCAGACATAAGCGCTACCAGTTTTTTAATATTAAGAACATTTTCCCCATCCACAAACTGGACAGCACATACAACCTTCTTTAAATTGCAATTCTTGTCCACATTCAGGGCAATGAGTAATTTTTGTATCCATATTATCTTTCCAGACTCGATTAAAGAAGAATCCTAAAACGAATCCTACTCCAATCAAGACCAGGTCATAAATTAATAAAAATTTTAAACCAATACAATTACACATATATAATCTTCTATTATCTTATATAATTAAAACCTTCTTTAATTAATTGTGGTTTCGTTTTAAATAACCACACTTCGCCATTATAACCTTTAAATACAGTTGTCCAATCATGATAACCATAAGCTAATCCAATAATTTCTCGACGAGTAGGTAATCTACCAATTTGTTTTAATAACCAAGGATTTAAACCCATTGCTTTTTCTCTTAAATAACTCGTCCAAGTTCTTTTATCACCATAATAAATATCTACTGGTAAATCTTCTGGTAAATCTAAAGAACACCAACAATCCCAAACTACTTGATAAAAAATACTATAAGGTAAATAAAAATCACCTTTATCCCCCCAACCTTCACCCCAACTATTTTTTACAATAAACCATTTATTAAAATCATCAAATCCTTTTATTTCAACTGCGTGTCCAGAATAATCACCATTAAAATCAATAGATAATACTCCGTTTATTGGTGTATTAAATATCTTATACCAAGCCATTGAAATAACTACAGATTGTTTTTGATTAAGTAAAACATTCCTAATAAAATCAATATCCCTGTCAACACTCCAATAACTTTGAGATTTATGATTTAAAGCATCATCAAAACATTCTTTTGAAATCTTATTTGTATCAATATATTCTTCCCAAGTCATTTCTGGTCCTGGTTCTGGTAACATTTCTTCTTTAGGCACACCCCAATCTTTAACAGCTTTAAAAGTGTTTCTTGTCATTGCACCCCAATTTGTATTACCTTCTATTAAACTTTTAACAACCGCCATTACAAAACGAGCGGCTAATCTTGTCTTTTCCTGTCTTTCTTTATGATGTGTTTGAGCTTGTGAAGTACAAGAACCTCTTGGACCTTGGTTTTTTGAATTAAAAAGATCTTCCAAAACAAATTTTTGTTGAGGAATTTCTATTGATGCTACAACTCCGGAAGCACGATAATCTCGTTTATCTTGTGCATCTTTAACAGCACCGGTTGTAAAAAATTGTTCTGACATATATTTATCTTTTATCTAAATGGTTTTCAATTCTTTCTAACATCTTACAATTACTTTTTACTACTTCAGTATTAGATCCTATTATTTCTGAATTTCTATCTAAAGCAGATGTAAAATGTTCTAAATGATTATTTAATGTTTTGTTATACATTTTATCTTTAGCAAAAGTATAACCAATCATAAGAATGGTTATACCAACCGCACCACCTTGAATTAACATTTCGATTGTATTTGGTTCAGAATTCATAAAATTTTAATTTTATTATTTATTTTTTTTAAATGCACTTATTATAGGAATTTGTTTTGCCCCAAAATAGAAACCAATAACCATGCCGCCAGCAACTCTTACAAATTCAGCAGCAGTTTGATCTACATTAAAAAACAAACTCAAACCAGCTGCAATAACAACTAAAATAGCAATTATGTCTTTTGTATAATTCATATTCTTTTCAGATATATTGGCTGGTTTGTGCCCCATTTACCATACCCGCGCTTATTGTATGACACCAATATATCTATTTAATCACTTAAACACTCGGCGAAACAGAAGGACTTATAGAAGGTTCAGGTGAGATCGAAGGACTGATTGAAGGACTTGGGCTTACTGAAGGACTTAATGAAGGACTAATAGACGGACTCAATGAAGGACTAATTGACATACTTGGACTCACTGATGGACTTAATGATGGGCTTCTTGACGGACTCACCGAAGGACTAATAGAAGGACTTAAAGAAGCACTAGGACTCACTGATGGACTTAAAGACGGACTTCTTGACGGACTCACCGAAGGACTTATAGAAGGACTTCTTGAAGGACTAATAGAAGGACTTAAAGAAGCACTAGGACTTACTGAAGGACTGACTGATGGACTTCTTGACGGACTCACCGAAGGACTTATAGAAGGACTCAATGACGGACTAATTGACATACTTGGAGAAACTGAAGGACTTATAGAAGGACTTACTGAAGGACTTCTTGATGGACTGATTGACATACTTGGTGAAACTGAAGGACTGACTGATGGACTAATTGAAGCACTAGGACTTACTGAAGGACTGACTGATGGACTAATTGAAGCACTAGGACTTAATGAAGCACTTGGTGAAACAGAAGGACTGATTGAAGGACTCACTGAAGGACTAATTGAAGGACTTATAGAAACACTTGGAGAAACAGAAGGACTGATTGATGGACTTAAAGATGGACTTCTTGAAGGGCTCACTGACGGGCTTAAAGATGGACTCCTTGAAGCACTAATCGATGGACTTGCCGAAGGACTCACTGAAGGACTTCTCGAAGGACTTACTGAAGGACTGATTGATGGACTAATTGAAGGTGATACAGAATAAACAGCATCACTTATAACTGTTACTGTTGCATTATTGTCCATAGGTACATATCTCATATGTACCGTAAAAGTTAAATCCGTATTAGCATCACCAGTATAATGTAATCTTACAATTCCTCCTCCGCTTACAGAATAAGGAATAATTAGAAAAGGAGCTAATAAATCAGCTAATGTAGCATCTTGTATATTAATAATATTAGAATTAATAAACTTTAATGCATTTGTACTTACATCAGATCTTATTACTACTCCATACTCTTGAATACCAGAAGCGTTTACCGCTGTTCCAATATTTTCTGCCCCTATTGCGGAATCAAAGACATCAAACTTGACACTAGAAAATGCTACATTTGGTGTTTCTCTTTCATCAGTACATTCGCCCCAAATAGAAAGAACTTTTATAGGTCCGTTAACTATTTGAAAAAGACTGACAATATGAGCGGCAGTATCTCCAGGATTAATAGTTACATCTTTTTCAATATGTACCCCGCTGATATTAACATCAGTTAAATTTTTGTTTGTATATGACATAGATTTAGGTTTAGATTTAATTAATTACGACCTTTATTGAATAAGGGCGACGACCGTTAACCGTCCTTTTTTACTTGCAACACCTTCTTCATAAGCCGAAACTCTTATCTTCGGCCAAGTAATACCAAAGGCAAAATGAGCATCATAAATAGTACCACCAGCAGCGCCTACTATATCAAACTCAGATGCTGTAAATGTTGCTATCCCGCTTGAAGTATTATATTCACCAATTTGAATCCAATTAGTTGTATCGTTTATTATACTTGTATCTTCGGCATCACTATAAGGGAAATTTTTGGTAGCTGAATAAGTACCAATATATCCCCAAACTTTTATATGACAAGTATTATTTGTTTCTGAAGAACCGGTTGTATATTTACACACTAAATTAAGTTGATCACTTACATAAGTGTCAAGTACAACTCGACTTGAAGCAGCTTGAGTTTCTGCTTCGGTTCCTTCTAACGTAACGTAGTTTAGAAGGGTAACTGTTTTAACTTTTTTTGGACTTTCCATAAGTTTAGTTTAATTTTAATTATTAATTTATAAATTGTTCGGTAGTCAGAAAATCTGCTACCTCATGATGAATTCGATTATCATCTTTTTTATGTTTTAATCTATAATTACTTTTTGTTACTTGACCTACAATATCGTGATGTTGTGTATCCATTAAATTTATCCGCCTTAAAACCCATCTTCTACTACCAATGTATTGATTTTGAATATCAATAACTTTAAATTGTAGTAACGAAAATGGACTTTGACGAATAATCTTAATAGTACCGTCAAGTAATTTCCTAACCTCTAAAAATTTATCATACTTCTTTAATTGTTCTACTAATTTATTCATATTAAACTTTTTTAGGTTTAACTATTTTTTCTTCTTTTGGTTCTTCTACTTTTTTAGTTTCTTCAAGTTGTTTTTTAAGAACCTCAATTTCTTGTTCTTTGTCAGCAATTAATTTAACATCTTTGTTCCATTTTTGAGCTTTGGCTAAGATGTAATGAACTACATCATCAGGAAGTTCAGAACTTAGTCCTTGAGGAACAAATAAATCTCTTCCTCCAAAAGTTAAATTAAGTGCATCTCCGTTGTTTTGTACTTTCATAAAATTTCTAGATTAATTATTAATTATCTTGTTTTGCCCATCAAAAATGATGAGCAAAAAAAACAATTAAGCTTCTTTTGTAACAACACCAGAATAATTAGTAATAATGTAATCGGTTCCATCTGAATACAATTCTAAAAAGTCGCCAATTACTCCGGCTGTAATTGCATATTTAGATGCAACACCAGAACCATTTAACCAAATCTTTTCACCAGTAGCAGGAGTTAAAGTAATAGTAAAAGCTGCCAAAGTAACAACTCTTAATGCCATTCCTTTTGTAGTTAAAGCAGCAGGAAGAGTTAAAACTTGTGCTCCAGAATCACCGGCATTTGTAGTAATAGCATTAAAATTAGCTGCGGTTAAAGTTGTATCCGCTGTTCTTGCTGTGACTGTGGCAGTTTTAGGATTAATACCAAATGGCATAAAACCATAAGTATTATTCGTAAAAGGTGCGTCACAATCTATATTTCTTGATTTAATCATATATCTCCTTAATTTCTCAAATTAATTAGTTGACCCCTCGACCAAGGATACTGAGAAATTATTTTATCCTCGCTCTCCAAAAAGAAGAGCAAAGGAAAATAACTTCAATGTTATTTGATGATATCGCGAAGACCAGAACATTTGTTTGGAGCTGAAATAGCCAAGTTTGCATAATAGCGCAAAGTAGCATTCCAGGACGGGGTCGTTGAAGAACGATCTAAAATACTACCATCTTCATTTAAGAATGAGATAGGAGCAAGATCTTCAACTGAAATCACTGACGGATCAACGAAATACATTTCGTCATACGGCATATCGAAATCAGCAATTACTGGCATATCGTTAAAGGTCCAACCAGTAAATCCACCGTTCAACACTAACTTATCAGTATAACGTCTATCCGGAGACAATAACTGTCCATACGCGCTATAGACATCATAAGAAGTTAGAATATATTTCGGATCACCTTTTTTCTTAGCTTCCAAAAAGGTTTCATGCATCAAAGCTTCGGTTAAGGAGCGTTGAGTAGAATTATCACTAATATACGATTTCCACCAGATATATGTATCACGAGAAATACCTTGAAGAGTAGTAACATTAGCATTATCATCAATAAGTCCTTTAAGACCCATGATTTCCGCATTAACATTAGATACAGTTGGAGTACTTCCGTTAGTATGAGCTAGATATACATAATCATCGTCTGAAGCTGATGGATTAGCTGTCATTTCCGAATCATATCCACTTGTGATATATTTCACAAGAGCATATACAGCAGTACTTGCTGAGGTCGCGGAATCTGAAAACATAAGAGCACCATCAATTTCAAAATAATCAGTCGGATATTTACCAACCATCGGAGTATCAAAAGTTAGAGTAGCATCAGGACCGGCATCGTTTACACGACACACAACACCTGTACCTATGCCATAACCTTGACGAGATAGTTGTCTCTGCATATCCTCTTTCGCACCATTATATTCAGATTCAAGAGCATTAACTAAATACTCTTTAGATTTCTGTGATGCTTGTAAAGCTACATCAGTTAACGTAACTGTATGAAATTGATATTTCATAGAGATCGAAGACTGAAGATAAGCTTGACTGCCTGCAGTAGGCAGAGTTACAGTTTCACTACCAGCAGCAAAACCAACGTTTCTGCCATAATGAACTGTAAAATATTTCGTAGTCGCACCTTGGGCATGAGCCACATTTCTAAGAACGTTATTCCAAAGAACATTCTTTTTAAAGATTTGTTCATGAACAACTTTATCATAGATTCTCATTGCGGCATTACCCAGTGTAGAAGTTGAGGCCATAATAAATTACCTTATAAACCTTTCTCTGCGTTTTCCATTGCTTCTAAAATAGCTTGACGAGTTTCGGTTTCGTTTTTGGGAACAAATTCCGTAGGTTGGTGAGTTGTATCACCTCCACTCGGTCTTTCTACTACTTGCACATCTTTTTTACCTGCAAGACGTTGTTTAACTTCCCAATCAATAATTTCATCACGCTTCATTGCGAAGAATGCTTCTCGCGGAGGAAGGTAAGTTTTTTCATTTTGTTTTTGCCAATTCAAGACTTCTTGATCCTCATACTTAGGTTTCCCGTCTGTACCATCCCACTCTTTTTCAAGAGTTTTGATGTCTAATTTAATCCCTTCAACTTGTTTCTTTTCATTTTGTTGTCTTTCAAACTCCTGAGATTTCTGTTGCCAGAAAGTTTCAGCTTCATCTTTTGTCATGTACTGAGTTTGATCATCTCCTTTTTCTTGTTCTGTAGGAGAAAAAGCTTGTTTGAAACGGTTAATTACATCAGACGAGTCTTTAAGTTGAGTCTCAAGATCTGAGATTTTCTGGTCTCGCTGTTTACCAGATTCTCTTTCTTGTTTAAGAGCAATGTTTAAATTACCAATTTGCTCTTTGTCTTTATTGACATCTATAACAACTTCAGGTTGTTTAACCTCCGGTTTTACTTCTGGCGAAGATACTTTTTCTGCAGGAGTGGAAGGGGCTTCTGCTGGTTTTACTTCCAATTTTTCGTCATTCATACGCTTTAAATTAGTTCTCTAACGATGTTTTGATGACCCAGTTACCGATCTGGGATATATAAATTAATTAACCATTATTTTTATTGACCTATTAATTTTCTTCTTGCTCTTTTAACTTCCTCTTCTGCTTTATAAAGAGCACCGGGTTGTGAAGGAATAATAACTGTTTTACTATTTTTATATTTTCTACTAAGATTAAATTGATCTTTAGCTTCTTTTAACTTAGCTTGTTTATCTCTTAGGTTCTGAGCATTTTTAGGTAACATTCCTTGTGAAAGATCTTTTAATGCTTGTTTTTTTTCAACATAACCTGTTCTTTTTTTAATTGTATCTGTAAAACTTTTTAAATTTATTTTCATATATATAATTTAATTATTTAGAATATTCTTGTTCTGCTTGGATGTGCTCGTCAAACAGATCTTGGTGTTGATTATAAGCATCTTGGTTTTGCTGAATGAAAGCCATATGTAATTCAGTATGTTCTGGACTCCATAATGCTTGTGGTGTCATTGGAACCGATGTTCCTGCAGCCATTTGCATATTTTCATTATCTGCTAAATCCGCCGTGTCCTCTGGTCCTTGACCTTCAGTTCTGTGAGATTCTTTTTGTTTCATCATTTCTTGTTTAAACTCTTCATCTTTCAACTTCTGCATTCTCTGAATAATATCACCAACATTAGAAATTGATAACTTTTCAAGTACTGTCTGTGGATCAACAAAACCAGCTGTAGCTAACTGCATTAATGTTTCTTTCTTAGCCTCTTCTGTATAAGCAATTTCAGGAACAATAACAACTTTAACTTGACTTGGATTAATTTTCATTACTCCTTCTGGAGCACTCGGAACATTACCAATAAATTTAATCTTTTCATTGCCTTCAATAATTTCTTCAGACGCAATCTGATATTCTGATAAAACCTCTAAAACAAATTCACCGACTTCTTCAAGCATCATTTCAAGATTCTCAATTGGTTCAGCTACAGTTCCAGCATCTGCTGATTGTAAAGCTTCAATAGCTCTACCTGATTGTAAAGACGAAGGAATACGTCCTAATGAAGCTTCACGAACACCCCCTAACTCTTCAATAAATCTTTCAAGTATATTAATATAAGTAAAAGGCGCCGCTGGCATCGGTTGTAGTTGTTGTTGAACTGGAGGAGTAGAACCTTTATAATAAATCTTTTCTGCTCCTTTATCTGTAATACTAGAAACTTCAACCCCTTGTTTAATAAGATATTTACCTGCAAGCATTCTTTGGGTATAAGATTCAACTTGCGAAATCATTTTATCAAGCGATTTATTAAGTGAAATTAAATCTTTTATCCAAGCATCGTTATAAATAGAATTAGGTGATCTTTCAGGAGTATAACCAAACATTGGAAAACGCTTATAAGAAGGATCCCAAGATTTTAAAACTTGTTTATCAATTGAAGTAATTATTCTAACTCTTGTTTTATCATTTTCTATCCATTTTAAATAAGTTTCATAAATAATTGCTGTTTCTAAATCTATACTACTTCGTGCACCTCCGCGCGTATACTTTTCATTTTCAAGCATTTCTTTATAACTTGCAGCAGCTTCTTTATTATCTGAAGACAATTCTTTTATACCATATTTTTGTTTAATATAAGTAACTGGTTTCTTTGAAGTTTTAATAATGAAACGACAATTCTGTATTGATGATGCCATTGGATCAAACACTACATCAAAAGTATCATCAATCCAAAAATCAAGATAATCCTTTCCTTCCTTTTTAATTATACCACCCTCAATAATACCCAATGAAAATTTCATTGCATTCATTATCTGATCTGTTAAAAGTAAAGGAAATTGACGAGTTCTATAAATGTGTTGAATAATTTTATTTTTCTTTTTTGCTTCTTCATATGCTTCATCAGTAATATCATCTGGATGAACTTCCCAACGAGGTTGATTTCTTTTAATAAAATTCTTTACACCTCTCATTTGTGCTTTAATTTTATTAACTGTTCTTCTAATTTCACCATCAGAAACTGGAATAGTTTGGACTTTATTTAATGTCTTATTATATACAATCCAATGTTCTCCTCTCGCATATCTTTCATTGATATACCAATCACGATGTTGTTTTAAAAACATCTTAGAAGAGTCATCATATAACTGTTTAATAAAAATAGCAGTTTCCTTATTTTTAATATCCAAGTTTGGTTGTTGTAATTCTTTAAGTTCCATAGTTTTAAATTATAGATTTATCAATACTTTCTACTTCCTTTTTAAATTCATTATTAATAGCTTCTTCTAATTGAAAATAGAAAACTGATGTTACAGGATGAAATAAAGAAACTGCCTTATCTTTTACTTTCTTTTCTGGAAAAACTAATCTAAATGTATCTTTATTTAATCTTGAAAAAACCGCAATGTTTCCAAGATATAAAGAATCATCTAAGACAAAAGAAGCAAATCCTACAAGGCCATCTTTAGGTGTAACTTTTCTAATTTTAATTTTTGTAATTATCATACTTTTATTTCAGTAATTCTTCAGGTTCTACTTCTTCTAAAGGAATTAATTCATCTTGCTCTTGTGTAGGTAAATCTACATCAATTAAAGGAGGCAACGCAGTTTCATATTCTTGAATATCTTTTGATTTAAGAGCTACAACCACTTCCCGCAATCTTTCTTTTTCAGCTCTATCTCTTTTTGAATTCATAAAATATAAAAACAACATCGTCCCGATGAATAAAACTACTATTACAATTGAAAGAATTACATTATCCATTTTTTTTCTCCGGCTTTATGACAATTGCGGCTCCTGATGTAATTAATATTCCAGCAGTTGCAACTGCGTTAGTTATCTCGTTTTTTACAACTTTGAAAGGATCAATAACGCCTGACTTAAATAAATCTTCAAAATTATTTGTTAAAGCGTTATAACCTTTTTCTATGTCAAGAACTTTATCAGCAATTGAATCTCCGTTCATTCCGGCATTTGAAGCAATTTTTCTAATTGGTTCTCTTAACGAATTATAAACAATCATTTTTCCTGCTGATATTTCTTTACTTTTATCTTGTATATTAAATTCCGATGCTTTTAATAAAGCAACGCCTCCGCCTTCAACAATCCCTTCTTCAATAGCAGATTTAGTTGCATTTAAAGCATCTTCAATACGATATTTAATTTCCGTTTGTTCTGTTTCTGATGCACCACCAACTTTGATGTTAGCAATAGAACCAGTTAAACGACCTAATCTATCTTTTAATTTTGAAATTTTAAACAAATCTTTTTCTTTCTCAAATAATCCTTTTGTTTCTGCAATCCTTTTTGAAATATCGCCTTTCCCTCCAGAAATAATTGTAGAATCTCTATCAATAATTATTGTTTCGCATGTTCCACAATCTTCAGGAGTAGCATCTTCAATTTTCTTTGTATCCTCAAGACCTAATACAGTTGCTTCAGTTAAAGTCGCTAAATCATAAATTAAGTCTTTTTGATAATCACCAAAAGAAGGTAATTTAACTGGAACACAACTGAATTTTCCTAACATGTGATTCTGTGCCAAAAATGCAAGTGCACTTCCTTCAATAGTATTAGCAAGCAAAACCATATTCCTTCTTCCTGATAATACCAATTTTTCTATTAAAGGAACAAGTTGATCTTGATTTGTAATACTATCAGTACAAAGAATAATAACTGGATTCTGAACTTCAACTGATAACTTTTTAGGATTATTAATAAAAAGATGTACTTGAAATCCTTGATTTAATTTTGTACCCTTAACATACTCTACTTCAGTCTCTAGATTACTTGAAGTCTGAACTGTTACAACACCATCAATCCCTACTTTCTTAATAACATCATATATCATTTTTCCAATCTTTTCGTCATTATTAGCTGCAATAGTAGCAATCTGAAGTTTCTCTTCGTCAGTTCTGATAGGTTTGATTTGTTCTTGTAATGATTTAAGAACAATCTCTAATGCTTGATCCATCCCTCTTTTTATCAAAATAGGATTCATCCCTGTTGCTATATATTTATTTGCCTCATTCACCATCGAAGCGAGTAAACAGACTGTTGTAGTCGTTCCATCTCCTGCTTCTCGATTCGTGTTTTCAGCAGCTTCTCTCGCTAACATAACACCCATATTTTCGAATTTATCTTCAAGAAAGATTTGATTTGCAACAGTTACACCATCTTTCGTAATAGTTGGAAAAGAACTTTCCTCAAAAATAACATTTTGTCCTTTTGGACCAAGAGTTGATCCTACTGCTTGTGCAGTAATATTGAGACCTTTTAAAATTTTGTCTCTTGCTTCTTGATTAAAAAGTATTTCTTTAAACATACTATTTCTCCGAATAAACGCCGATAACATCATCTGCGTCTATAAAATAATAATTTTCTCCTTGTAAAACTAATTCAAATAATGAATATTTACCAAAAATTACTTTATCACCAACTTCATAACCAGCTTCTTTGCTTGCTAGAACTTCTCCGGTGATAAGAGCTTTATCATTATCTGTTTCTTCGACTATAATATCAGTCTTTAGTTGAGAATTTTTTAATTTCTTAACTAATAAAATACCTTTTTTAGGAATAATTGTCATATACTATTTTACCTTTTCAACCGCTTTTATTGGTTGAGATTCTATTTTCTCAACTGGAGCTGGTTGACTAAATTTATCTTGTAATTGTAAATCAGGACCATATTGTGTAATAATAGGTCTAAGAGTTACTCCTCGTTTAATTTGTGCAAGTTCTAAATCTTGCAAGAATAACTTCGCACGAGTATTGAAGTCTCCTATTTCATCTTTTTTTGGTTCATCGTTTGACATACGTTTTAAAGTAATCCGTCATCATCCCAATCGCTTGAAATGATTTTCGGTTTTAATAATTGTTCTATATCTTGTTGTATTCTTGTTAATGGTTTTGGTGCAATTGAAGGTGTTTTAGGTCTTGTCATCATCATATATCTAAGAGCATCAACACAATCGTCATTTTTCTTAATTGGATCTTCTGAATCACTTCTAGTCTTTTGTTGCACCTCTGTTAATTCTTTATATCTATAAACTAATAATTCGGCACATAATTCAGGACATTTATCTTTAAAAATATATAAATGAGCTTTTCTATTTGAATCTAATTGAAAATACTCTCTAATTCGAGTAATACTTGCATCTACATCATTTGAACCTGGTTCAAAATCCCAACCATTATCCCAAAAATCCTCTATAATACTATAAGGAATCTCTTCTCCATCTCGGACTTTTGTTCTATTTTTTGAGATTGTTGAAGGATCAATCACTCGAGTACCGAAAGTTGTCATTGCTATATCTCTTTTTTGAGATAAAGATTTATCTTCAAGATCGCTCATCAAATAACCAAATTCCTTAAACATATCCCTGGAACTAACCGAAGGAATTGCTGGTTTATGATACTCATCTGTAATATAAAGAACACTATCTTTCGTCCATGCACCTACGAGTGCGGCTGTTGGATGTCTCTGACCGAAATCTAAACTAAGTAATAACTCATAAGGTTCAGGTATTTCAAATGAATTAATAAAATGAATTGTTGGATCAAAATCACAAAACTCAGATCCAAAAATTAATTTACCTGACTTTGTAGTAAAATCTATCTCATACTCTTTCATCCAAGTTGCTTTCAAAGTACCTAATTTTTCATTATCATGCCATTCTTTGCCTTCACGATCTGGATCTTTTTCAGGATCAGCACTGTAATGCAACATTGCTACTGTAAATCTATTCTTAGGATTTTTCCAAAGTTTTAATCCTTTAATAACTTCTGGTTGTTTAACATCAATATAGCTCATACATTTTTATAATTAAACCTCAAGCTTATCAAAAACCATATCTTCAAAAAAAGTATTATCCTCTGCAGTTGAAACTCCTGTAAACTTTCCATGAGAACTAATTGTTGGCTTTGCAGCTTGATAAGCACCAAATGCTTCTGGTTGAAATGCCATTTCATCAGCTAATATACCAGATGCTGTGTGCATACGAATAACATCGCCACCTTCTGGAATCCCACGAATTTCAGAATTTATATCTGGAAAATCCATTTTACAATATACATGTTGTCCATTATGTTGAGGATTACAAGTTAAGTTTCTAAATCCTTTACCATCATAATATCTCTTAAGAAACTTTGGCTCATGATCCCAAACGAACTTAGCTCTCTTAATTAAATCGTCTGCATCATCTGCTTTCTTTGACTGAAAGAATGTGAGTCGACCTTTATGAAATTGATTATCCCACAAATAGAGAGTTGTAAATATCCATGAAATTAACATTTGACGCGACTTCGGAACAAGTAATAACGGATTTTTCAACCATAAATCTATAAGAATTTTAATATACTCTTTGGTTGGAAAAGTTTTAATCGGAGTATTTCTATCATGAACATCTAATGTAAGAGCCCAATGTGTCATAAAATGATACGGATCATTTGCACATTGTCCCCATTCTAAATCTTGTAATCTTGAATCTTTCTGCAATTTTTGTATATACTTTAAATCATACATATTTTTACTTTTGTTTAACTACTTTTTTCTTATGTTTTTGTTTAGCTGGTAAAGTTTTTGATGAAGCACCAGTTGGTCTCCAGCTATGTTCAATTGCATTTAATACTCTTAAATATGTTTTTGGATCAGAAGAATGACCGACAACTTTACCGGTATTTTTTTTAATAACTGTATTGCCTTTGATTGAATATGGCATGTTAAGATAAAGCTTTATTACTAATAGCTTCAGCTGATTTTTTATCAGCGGCAATAAAAGTTTGTTCTTTCCAATCACCGTTTTTAGATTGAGAAACATCTACTACAAAACCATTAACAACTTTTCGAATTGTTACTGATTTTCTTTGCATGTTAGTAGAAGGCATTGCTGTTACTTCTACATCATTTTTTTTCTTAGACATATAAAATGATGGGGCAGGTTACTACACTGTTTGTGTAGGCCTGCCCCTGTGAGATTGAGATACGGTCCTAAAGTTGGATTTGTGGCCGTCTCATCTCGTTATAATGAAAAATGAACATCTTTCTTGTTAATAAATAACTTTGCTTTCGGTGAACCAATTTTTGTAATTGGCATATTCTTCATCTGGGCGTAACTTCGATCCCACGATAAATATGAACCTGTAAGTACAACGTAACACTTTCGTTCATCTACAATCTTATTCTTTAAACTAACTGATTGTTTGATTACTGGTTCTGATGCAATAGAATGAACATGCCCCATAGCGATAATATCGGCATCAATCCATTGAATCAGGTCCATAACCGCCTTCATTTTTGTATGTTTAAATTTTGATGAACTAGTTCCGTGAGTTGTATACATCGTATAGTTCTGATCACCTATCTTTAATAAATGCCAACAAGAGTAACCTAAATAAGGAATGTCAAGTATACGAGCCATTATCTTTGTAATATCAATACCAGTTGCTTTTGTTATACGATACTCATGATTGCCTTCATGTATACCAATTATAAGTCCTTTCTTCGCAAGAGGTCGTAACCACTCTATCATCTCTTCCATTTGTTTTTGTGGATTTAACTTTTGTTGATATACAGAATCACCTACACTATCTCTGAGCCCAGCTTCAATTAAATCTCCCATGATTAGAACATAAATCCCTTTCTCATAGGCATATTTTAACATTCTTTTCGCCTCATCGTCAAGACATTGTGGATGTCCGTAATGAACATCGCCAAAAAAAAGAATTTCAGAATAATCTTTTTTGTTTTTAGGTTTTAAAATGACTTTATTCAAACGAATCTGTCGTTTTTTGTCATTTCCTTTATTTTTGTCTATAAATTCCTGCGATTTCATAAATAACTATTTGGATCTAATTTGATCTTATTATTAATTATTTCGAAGTGGAGATGTATTCCGGTACTATTACCTGTCGAACCCATGATCCCTATCACTGTTCCTGATAAAACTTCCATTCCTACCTTAACATTTAGTTTTGAAAGGTGCGAATACGTCGAAATGTAACTATTTTCATGCTGAATCTCGATTCGATACCCATAACCTTGCATCCAACTAGCATAAACTACAACCCCATCATCAACAGCCATTATATCGTAACTCTTACATGTACCATCAGTAGAAGAGAAATCAATCGCGCGATGTGAAGAACGATAGTTCTGAGTAATTCTTAAACAATGTAAAGGAGGATCTATTTTCCAGGCGGGATAAATTATAGTTTCTACATCAGTCTTTTCAACATTTGTCAAAACGGTATTATCTACCAAACCGCCTGTACCTTCGTTAGTTGTTTCTGATTCTTTATTTTCATCTGTTTGTAGTGATTTGAGAACTGTTACAACCAAAAGATTGTTCGATGGTTCTATTTGTTTAGGCTGCTCTTTGAAATTCCAACCAGCACAACCAATTATAAAGACACAAACCAATATTAGAATTTTAATATACGCTTCATTATTCTCGCACGATCTTTTACATCAAAAGACTTATAGCATACAATTTTAGTTTGATATATAGTTTTCTTGCAAAAATTTGATTTGCACATTATAGGCGCAATATAAATGAGGGTGAGCCCGTGGGACTTTATTGCGCCATACTCCGTGAGTTGCAAAAGCAACAATCACTGGAACTCTTATATTGCCCCTATAACATACTAGATCAAATTTTTGATTGTTTTACCGCGCCACTTACCTGTTTTTTTAACAGTTCGATGATATGCTTTTTTGTATTTACCAGTTAAACGATTATGTGATGATTGTCTACCTTTGTGTGATGGCATAACTCATTTCATTCGTGGAGTTAAAACTCAATTCTTAATTTATCAATTAAAAAGACTAGAGCTCTTTTAGAATCTCAGTCTTTACTTGTTCTCTTTCTTCATCAGTCATCTTCGAAGGATCTTTATCCAATCCTTCGGACTCAAGAGTAATTTGTTTTTTCTCAGCTTCAAACTCTCCAGTTAACTTTGCCCAAGTTACTATCGCATTATTCACCGCATTACTATCTAACACCTCTTCAAGCAATACACCTTGATGATATGTTTTCTTAGTTGCATTCAACATCTCCTTAATCTTTGTAAGTATTCCTTTTCTATCAATCCCCATCTCCATTCCCAATATTTTATAATTACCTTCAATCTCTTTAATTTTTTCTACAATTTTAAAATCCCGGAGTAATGTATATGCTCCGACACGACTTGCATTCTTGTTATCATTCTCAAATGCAATACCGTATGCTTCCCCACCTTTGTATCCATTCGCAACATACTCTTCGCAGAATTTGAGTTGTTTGTCTGTTAGTTTAGACATAATTATGAAAGTTATCCACACCTTTTAACTTATACATTAATTATATGTTATCTAAAAAAATAAGTCAACCGAAATTCGATTAAATTATCGAATTATTGACTCGATTCCTGAAATTAACCTTAAAAACCACTGAGTTAAGGGATAAATTTAATACCCCAGTATCAAAAAAAATTCAAAAAAAATTTTTAAAATTTTAGGCGAGTGTAGAGGTGTAGGGCGATACTTATATTATATATAACATATCCCACCATTTTTCTTGAATATGAATTATGAACCCCCCGGTTACTAAAACCGGATTTATTATTGGATAATTTATGGTTGTCCAATTCCTAAAAAAAAGCTATAATTAAAATAGGAAATATAAATTGTCCTTTAATAATTAAAATGTCTTTATCATTATATTATAAGCTTGGCAATAAAATGCCAGCTATAATAATGGACACAAGACATCAAAGGAAATGATATGGAAAACCTTACCCAAGAGCAATTGGCGGAAATTGGCGCCAAAGAAGTAGCTCGTCGTAATAAGCAACACGCTTATGACGCTAAGTATAACGGACGCATCAAATGGGCAAATGAGCAATATAAAGCATTTGCTTTAGAAAATGGATTTGAACTACCGGAAATTCCGGCAGAGTTCAAGTAAGATGTTTGAGCTGGATAATTCCAGCTCTTACATTTTACTTTTAACCTTATCTCTTTAAGAGATGAGAGAGGAGAAAGATATGTCTGCTCGTCACAATATCTTAGAGTTAAGTGCCACTATAAGAGCACTAAAAAATGAAGATGGCTCATTGAAGAAGGATACTCTTACAGCATTAAAGAGGGCAAATCCTTCAATAAATAGCATCTTAAAAGTAATCGCTACAATAGTGCGATTCTAAGTAGGCCTAAGACAGGTCGGTAGGAGCTGGGCTTCTACTAATCTGCTTTATGCTTAATTACACAACAACTAATGTTATTCGGATATTACTTATCAGTGATATCATTCAGTCATTACTTATAATAATAATAATGTATTTGCTTACAAAAAAAGAAGAGGTGTAGGTGAGTAGGGCTGGGCCGCCAAATCACTAACCCTCAACTACCATTTATTATCTTATCTATTACTTATTACCATCTATTTACTATCTATTTACTATCTGTTTACTATCTGTTTACTATCTGTTTACTATCTGTTTACTATCTGTTTACTATCTATTTATTATCTATTTACTATTTATTACTTATAACAACTTATTAACATCTAATCTGATTGCTCAACCACTTAGGACGCAATCTTATCATTCATCTTATATCTAATACTTATATGAAAACAATAACAATAAGTCTTTCTACTTTTGCTTTTACTTTATACGTAGGTTTCTTTATAGGAGTTATTGTTACCTCAATCCTCAACTAATCTCTCTATTATAGCCCGCTAAAAAAACTACTCATATGTTCAAATGCGTATTACAACTACAAAAAGACTGGATTGATTTATTACCAACAATATCTATTGGATGGGAACCTTTCAGATTATACATTGGATGGTTAATGTTTAATATATCTATAACCTAAATCCTCAACTAATCACTTCATTATAGCCCGCTAAAAAAACTACTCATATGATAAAAACATCCAACAAAAAAAGACTAGAAACCTTAAAGAAAGGCGATAAGATTTATATTGAATACGGGTCAGAAATATCAAAAGCAAAAGTTTTTGGAAATGACCCTAATAATAGAACAATACTCATAAGACTTTGTTGGGATTCAGGAGGTAAACAAATAAGAAATTATGATGCATATAACTTTGAACATTTTGACCTTCTAAATAACTAATCATATGATAAAACACATCAAATCAACTAAAAAGAGATATAACAAGAAGCTAAATGAGTATATTATCAATACAGATATAGTGATATTGGCAACATCACATAAAAATGCTACTTTAAGATTACAGAATGAAATGACAATGTTAAGAAATCCTGCTTGTGCTTCTTGGAATACTGATATACTTAGATATTATATTGGGGAAGTTTCTCAATACTAAACCTCTTGATATAGCCGCAGAAAAACGGCTCTACCACTAAGGTCGCAAACTTATGTATATAACTAAAGCAAAAGGAACTGGAACTTGTAATCACTGTAATAAACTCATCGCAAGAAATGAGCTACAGTTAGTAGTATTTCCATATCATTCATCTTGTAGATATCATATAACTTGTATAGAAGAGCTTATATGGGAAACAAAGAAAGAGTTAGGTTTAGTTAGTGTAAAAGATTTGAATCTAAAAAACCTCTAATATAGCCCGCAAAATTGCGGACTCTTACTCATATGCCAATGATTTGCCCAAAATGTAATATTGAAATTGAACACGCTTCTTATGAAAAAAATGTCACTGAATGGGGTTATTATACTCCAGATAATGGATATGATTTTAATGATTCAAATGTTAATGAACTTTACTTAAGATGTCCAGATTGTGAATATTATTTTTCAGAAGAAGAAATAGATAGATTATTCAATGAATTTAAAAGTCAACCTATTAACAAAATAGATAAAAATGCTTCAGTAGAAGAACTAAACAAAAAAGCATTAACAAAATAGTATGAATAACTTACAACTATCATTATGGATGATTGCTCTCTGTCTAGGTTTATTTGTATTGTTTTTTGAGAATAAGAATAATGGGCACAAATCTTCTTAATATAGCCCGACAAAAATATGACAAAGCCCTCAAATTCAAACATTAAAAAAAATTTAAGATGTATATATTGTAATAAAAAAATAGATAAGATAGGGCTCTATGTTGAAATAAAATGTATAAATGCGCCGGAAATTCAAATGTTTTCACCGCCAAAAATTTTTTTATATTCACATCTTAATTGTTTTAACAAAACCACTTAGGTCACGAACAACTATGACACTTAATGGATATACAATTCAACCTATTCTTAAAGGATATCAAATTGTCAATAAAGATGGCACTCTTTTACATTACTTCAAAACATTCAAAGAAGCTCTTAATAAAGTAATTGAACTATTAACCATATGATTAAAAACGAAATAATAATTCCTGAACCAACTACAACAAAAGAAATTAGACACATAATTAAAATGTTGTATAAGATAAAAACTATAGATAGAAGAACAGATTATCTTCCTTATGAATTAAGAAAATTAGTTTTTAATTCTGCAGCAGGACAAGAAGTAATGAAACGATTACAAGATAAAGAAATTAGTTTAGAATGGTTAAAAGATAATGGATATTCTAAAATCGCAGAAGTCTTTCAGTATGTTCTAAATGAAAAGTAATCATTAGGGTATTCATTATCACTGATAACAATAACAATTAAACTAAGATTAGGGCATTTTTCTTTTATTTTATTATTCCCTAATCATAAGATATAATGCTTATGAATAATATCGGAAATAAAACAGGAAATAATATCGGAATAGTTTTCGGAATTATAGGATTAGTAATATGTATTGGATTGTTAGCTTGTATTATAAAAATAATTGTCCAGTCAGGACTTTTATAAATTAACTATATCTTGAATCGCTACCACCAAGGTCGCAATCAGGATATAAGAAAGGTCAAAATATGCAAAAAGCAAAAAGTCGCTCAACAAAGAACAAGGTAAGTGTTATTCTCGTCCGTCCTTTGGTATAAACCAAAAATGTTAACAACAAAAAGAAATAATAAATGGCGTTGGGAAGATGAAGATGATGATAAAAAAAAACAATCTAGTATTATCAAAACCTTATTCAATGACCCTTTCTATGCGGGTAGCGAAAATCCTACTAAAGAAGATTTAGATATAATTGAAGGATTATCAAAAGAAGAAAGAGATATTCTACTTGAACAAGAACAAGAATGGGGTAAAGAATGGCGTAAATCTTTACAACCTTACGCTCCATAAATTTATGCCAAAAGGAATTTATCAACACAAACCACTTTCAAAAAAACATAGAAAAAATCTAAGTTTAGTTCATAAAGGAAAAAAACTTTCAAAAGAAACTAAAAAAAAGATAAGTGAAAGTAATAAAGGAAAACATAATAAATTATTTTCACAACAATGGAAGAATAAATTAAGCGAATCTCATAAAGGTAAATGTCTTTCAAAAGAAACAAAAAGAAAAATAAGTGAAGCGCATAAAGGTAAAATATTCTCTAAAGAACATAGAAAAAAATTAAGTGAAGCACAAAAAGGAGAAAAATGTCGCTTCTGGCAAGGTAGTATTTGGAATAATCCTTACTCAGTAGATTGGACGGATGATTTAAAAAGAGCAATAAGAAAACGTGATAGATATACTTGCAGAATATGTAATAAAGAACCTACAGTTTGTGTTCACCATATTGATTATGATAAACTAAATTGTAATCCAAATAATCTCATTACATTGTGTAGTAGGTGTCATGCAAAAACAAACTATAAAAGAAATTTTTGGATACAATACTTTAAAAATATATGAGTAAATTTGTTCGTCAACTAGATATTATCAACCAAGAAGAATTAGAATTTCCGATTCATGTAATCGGTGCTGGTGGTATTGGTTCTTGGACAACTCTTTTACTTGCTAAGATGGGTTGTCAAAATATCAAAGTCTATGATGATGATATTGTAGAAGAACATAATGTTGTATCTCAATTCTTTCAAGACAATCAATTAGGTCAAAAGAAAATTGATGCTTTGCACGATAATGTTTTAGCACAAACAGGAATAGAAATAGTTCCAGCCCCACAGAATATAGAACCAACAATTGATAAAGGACTTATCATTATTGGAGTTGATTCAATGGAAATTAGACACCAATTAAGTCAAATGTTTAAAGATAAAGATTGTTATATTATAGATGGACGAATGGGTGGATTACAATTAGAAATATATTGCTGTCCAGCAAGTCAATACGAAACCACTTTGGTCGCAATCGGAGAAGCTGATTCAGATCCTTGCACAGCTCGCAGTATTTGTTTTAACTGTGCTGTAATTGCTGGTTTAATTGTTAATTATGTAAGATTATTCGCTAAGAAAAAATTATCAAATCAAGCAATAACTTTCTTGTTTGATAATATTAAACTACTATATGGCAAACAAATTTAAAATCAATGATGTTGTAAAAATTACCCAATCAAGTCAATTTCGAGGACAAAATTATTATAATGGTCGTATAACAGCTGTTAATGGTTCAGATAATAATGAGGGTTTTTTTAACTACACTGTTAAATTTGATGACGGACAATATAATGCATATTCAGTTGAAGATCTTGAATATGCTGAAATTTGTATTGACGACTTTAATCTTAAATGCTTACAAGTAGCTTAAACATATGAAATTCAAAAAAGGTGACGTAGTAAAACTAATAAACAACAGACAACTATCTGCAAGAATTGGAGCTACCGCATTTATTGAAAGACAAGACGAAAGATATGTTTATGTTAAATGGATACAAGGTCATATTGGTCAAATGAATGGAGCTTATAATAAAGAAGATTTTGTATTAATACCTCTAAGACAAAAACCTTTATCAGTTAGACAATTAAATCTAAGAGCTTTAAATGTATGCAAGAAAAA